GATTCTTGATGCGGTTGGCACCGGAGTGCGCGACTACCCCTTGTCGATGGATTTGCCGTGCTACCTGATTTCTCGCAAGGAGCCGCTGACTGATACGCAGCTTGCCTTCGCGTTGTCCAAAAAAGGCCAGAAGTACAGCTACTGGGAGTGCTTCCTTGCCTGGCTAGGCCTTAACGACAAGACCAATGAGTCCTGGGAGTGCGCCGAATTTGTGTGCGCCGTGCTTGGCCTTGATTGTCAGGCGGTACCCAGTGCCGTAGTGGACCACGTTATGCAGCGCGGCGCGGTGATGGTGTTTGTGGAAAGCGGGAATTAAACCAATGACAAATGAGGGAGCAACCATGCCAGAGTCAACCTCTGACGCCAGCCCTGTGCCGCACAACCGACGGCTGCAGGACAAGATCAACCCGCACGGGCCGGACGGCAAGTGCCAGGCCATGGACGACTTTGAGGAGCGTACCCAGAACCGGCTGGACCGTGGCAGCGAGCGCATGGATCGCATTGAGGCCGACGTGAAAGATGTCAAGACCAGCCTGGAGAAGAACAACACCGACACGGCAGAGATTCTGGAAATCATCCGCGCCTTCAAAGGCATCGGACGGTTTCTGTCGGCCATTGGCAAGTGGATGAAAAAGCTCTTCGCCCTGATTGGCTGGGCCGCAGGGATTCTGGCCCCCATTGCGGTGCTGTATTACACGATCAAGAACGGGAAGCCGCCCCCATGACACCCGATGAACTGTGCGCCGCCACGGGTGCCACGCTGAAGGATGCGCAGCGCATGCTGGAGGCGATCGAGGCAGCCATGGCTGAGTTTGACATCAACACCCGCAAGCGCCAGGCGATGTTTCTCGCGCAGGTGGGGCATGAGTCTGGCGGCCTGCATTGGCTGCGTGAGATTTGGGGCCCCACGCCTGCACAGCAGCGCTACGAGGGCCGGGCGGATCTGGGCAACATTTGCGCGGGCGACGGCTTGCGGTTTCGCGGTAGAGGCCTGATCCAGATCACCGGGCGGGGCAACTATGCACGCTGTGGCGAAGCACTGGGATTGCCATTGCTGGAGCAACCCGAGCTGCTGGAGACGCCGGTGAACGCCGCCCGATCGGCCGCATGGTTCTGGCAGGTGCATGGGCTCAATGCGCTGGCTGACGAAGGCGATTTCAACCAGGTAACCCGGCGCATCAATGGCGGGCTTAACGGATATAGCCAGCGCATGGCGTTGTATGCGCAGGCGCTGGAGGCATTGGCATGATGCGTCTTCTGGGGCAGGTGTGGGACTTTATCGACAAACGCGACATTGACAAGCACCTGCTGTCGATGGGCGTGTTTTGGGGCACGATGAAGATTACCGGCTGGGCCATGCAGTACGCCGCCGCCCACGCCGATAAGCCGGGCATGGAGATTGCCGCCATCATCGCCGCCGTGGGCGCGCCCTACATGGCGCTGCAGGCGGCTGCGCTGAAGTATTACTTTGAGGCACGCACGCCGTGATCGCGTCGTGATGCTGGCCCCCCAAACCATCATGGCCATGGTCATCGCCCTGGCGGGCTTTGGCTCGGCCTGGACTCTGCAGGATTGGCGCTACGGCGCAAAGGAGGCACACCGTGCGCAACAGGAACTGGCTGACACCAGAAATAACGCAGCGGCGACTCTTCGCCGTGCGGAGAACGTCATCGCAGCGCAAAACAGCGCGCAGTCTCGCGCTGTGGCTTTGCGTAGGGATGCTGATAGCGCTCGCTCTGAGCTTGAGCGGCTGCGCAACGACCTCGCCCACACCACCCCCAGTGCAACCACTACCCCCCAGGCCTGCACTGAGCGAACCATTGCCCTCAGTGACGTACTCGGAGAGTGCGCGGCAACGTATTCAGACCTGGCGGGAAAAGCTGACCGGCACGCCAACGACGTCCAGACCTTGATGGAGGGGTGGCCGGTTCAAGTCAATGCTGACTTAGCGAAAGAGGGAAAGTAGGGCGAGCTGCTTTTCTACGGGCAGCGCGTGGAAGACCTGGAGCATGGCCCGGTCGGTGTCTGAGAGGGCCCCGGCCGGGCCTTTGTCATTGATGACATGAGCGGTGGATGTGGTTGGGGTCTGGTAGCTGGGGGGGAGGGCCGACACGTTACGCGGCTCTAGGCTTTCTCGTAGGCGGGTGTTTATCTCGGCGGTAATCCGACGTCCGCTTCTATTCGCTTGGCGTTGTAGCTCAGCCTTCAATTCTTCTGGCAGGCGTAGCAACAAAGCTGCGTTGTTCTTGTTTGTTTTTTCCATCGGGGCTGATTTTCTCGGTTATTGAAAGAATTTACAAAATATCTTGCAATGACTGAAATCACTCGGTATCATGCGTGAAATCAAATGGTTTCATGGAGTGAACAAGTGAAAAAGAAAACAGCAGCAGCGGTTCCGGTGCTGGTCCGCATCCCACAGCCACTGCTAAAGAAGTTAGACACCGTATGTGAGAAGAAGGGTCACAGCCGGACCTTCGAGCTTTGCATTCGGCTTGGCGACAGCTTTAAGAAAAGTGGCGCGGAGGTTCGGTCATGAAGTCCGAAGCCGCATTCACCATGATTGACAGGCGACGCACTAGTCAAAGGCCAAAAAAGCGCGGGCTGAAAAAGTCGCTCTACAAGTACATGCTGGTCAAGCTGCCCATTGATCTTGCTCAAAAGATCGATGTATTTTCCGCCGCTGCGTGGAGAACTCAGACCGCGGAAATCGTGCGCCGCCTGGAAGCATCTTTTGAAAACGAGTCGATTGATGAACATGGCGTGATCGTCGTTCGTTCATCGTCCACCGCCAAGTGAATCAGGGAAGGAACCTTACCCATGATTCATAAAAGCGTACCGACCGGGCACCCGGCCAACCCCTTCGAGGCGTTCCGCCAGTTGGCCTATTCCCATGGTGTGGTGGAGCTGGCCCAGCTGATGGGCATCAAGCCCGGCACTCTTTACAACAAGGCCGATGCCGACGAGGAAACGCATCACCAGCCGACCCTGCGCGATGTCGTGCTAGCCACGCGGCTGACCGGTGACATGCGGGTGCTGGACTCGCTCAATGAGTCGTTTGGCCGGGCTGCATTTGATGTGATCCACATGGCCGAGAAGAGCGACGAGGCTTTACTTGAGCTGGTGGCCAGCCTGCAGGTAGAAGAGGGCGAGTTTTATGCGGCCATGCGATCGGCGCTTCGGTCGCGGCGCTTTACTGCGCAGGACTTTGTGCTCTTGCGTGCCGAGGCGTTTGAAGTGGTGTCGGCATTGATGACGTTGCTGACCCGCCTGGAGGGCCTGGTCGATGAATAGCCGCACCGTTGCCCACCAGATCCCCGATGGTTTTGAAGTGAATGCCGCACGGGCCTTGATGGGCCTGTTTGGCGCAGAGATTGCCATTGCCTTGAAAGCGAGGTTTCCCCATGCCGCAGGTGAACAGTGCGCAGCAGCTGCAGCTGCTGGAAGACCCCCATCAGTCCATCGAGGTGCAGGTGCTCACAAAGGCACGGGGGCTGTACTTGCATTCAAAGGTGTTGCGCGCGAGGCATCCGAGCTTCGAGCAGTTGATGGCCGACCCGATCAGCGGGCGGTGTGTGCGGATGGCGGCTGCGGCGCTGGTGCGTAGCCAAAGAACACAAGGCGGGTGACATGACTCAGATCGTGCGCCTGCTTGGTGCGGTGGTGCTGGCCGTGGTGCTGTGTGTGCTGGGGCCGGTGCTGGATGGTGACTTAAAAAATGAAAGACACGACCATGTTGATGAACAAGCGGTATCTGACAGACGAAGAGCAGCGGCGCATGTTGGCCACTGTGAAGGCACAGGCCGGATTGCTGGCCCAAAGGGACTATGCCTGGATAAGGTTGCTGATAGAGACCGGCATGCGCGCCAATGAGCTGGCCACGCTGACCTACCGCCAGGCCGCGCAGGCGCTGGCCACGGGCTGGCTGGTGGTGACAAAAGAGCAGCGCAAGGGTAAGCGTGCAGGGCATGAGTACCTGGTGACAGAGCCGGTGCGCCAGTGCCTGGTGCAGTTGATGGCGCTGCAGCAGGAGCTGCGCCCGGTGATTGATTGCCCGCCAGAGATGTTGCCGCCGTTGCTGTGGGGCCGCTGTGGTGTGGTCAAGGGCAAGGTACTTTGTGAGCACATGGGGGTGCGGGCGCTGCAAAAGCGTATGAAGCACTGGGCGCAGTTGGCCAACTTGCCCGAGGGTGTATCACCCCACTGGCTGCGGCACACCCGGGGGGTGAACATCATCCGCCGATCGCGCGGAAACAACCCGCTGAAGGTGGTGCAGTTGGCCCTTGGGCATGTGTCGATCGCCAGCACCGGGATCTACACCCAGATGAGCCGGGAAGAGTTTGAGGCCGAAATGCGCATGGTGGCCGGGGGGCGGATGCGCAAGGCGGATGCGCGGGGCTTGGCGCTGCAGGGGTAGAGGCGATGCTGTTCAAGATGACCCACATCAATGAGGCCGGCAAGCGCCACAAGGCCTGGGTGTCTGCCCGCAACCGCAAAGACGCCGAGGACCAGATGGAGCGCGAATTTGGCGACGCGCTGCGCCAATCGGCCATCGTGTTTCAAACCCGCCCGGTGCTCAAGATGGTGGCCAACCACATTACGAGGCAGCTATGCGCGTGACGGTCTATGGGCTGGCTCTGGTGTTGGTGGCGTGGGCCTCGTTTGCCTTGAGCTGGGTTGCCCTGGCGGTGATGCGCGGCAGCAAGTGGGTGAGTGATCTGGCCCTGCGCCTGGAGCTGGCTTATGTGCTGGCCAAGGCTGAGAGCAAATTAACAAAGGATTGACGATGAAGGCTTATATCGCCGGGCCAATGACCGGCCTCCCCGATTTCAATTACCCCGCCTTCAACCGGGCGGCCGCACAGTTACGAGCGCTTGGGCACGAGGTGCTGAACCCGGCTGAAAACCCGGTACCGCCTTGCGGCACGTGGGCGGGCTATATGCGCATGGCGCTGGCCCAACTGGTGCAGTGCGAGGCCATCGTGCTGCTGCCGGGCTGGACGGATTCCAAGGGCGCGCTGATCGAGCGCAAGCTGGCACAGGTGCTGGGCATGGACGTGGTGCACTTTACAGACCCCGACATGCTGCGCATGGTGCCGCTGATGTCGGCGTTTGACGCGCCCAAAGATGGGGAGTGCGCGATATGACCACTCCAACACTCAAACCCTTCAAGGTGCGACTTCACCGCCGTGTCGGCAAGACCACCGGCCACATTGCCGTGCAGGCCCATTGCGAGAAGCATGCGGCGCGTGTGGCAGTGGATCAGATCATTGAGGTGAGCTATCCCAAGAGCAAGCCAAGTAGCTGGATTGTGGATTCGGTGGAGGCGCGCCATGACTAAGAGCAAAGGCATCGCACCACCACGCAGGCCGTGGACTGAGGAGGATCTGCAGCTGCTTCGGGATCTGTACCCGGATGTGCCTTGCAGTGCCATAGCACAGACGCTGGGGCGGTCCAATGCGGCGGTGTATTCGACAGGCAAGAAGCTGGGCCTGGCCAAGTCTGCGGAGTTTCTGGCCAGCGAGCATTCGGGGCGCGTGCAGCGCGGGAAACAGCATCCGGCCATGGTGGCCAGTCAATTCCCGAAGGGCATTGTTCCATGGAATAAGGGCAAACGCATTTGTGTGAGCCCCAACCATACGTGGTTCCAGCCCGGGCATGTGCCCGCAACCTGGTTGCCGCTGGGCAGCGTTCGCTTTAACAAGCGCGGGGGCTACCTGGAGCGCAAGGTGCGCGAGGGCAACTATGGTGCGCTCAATTGGGAGGCTGTTCACCGTCTGGTGTGGAAGGAGGCGCATGGGCCTATCCCCGAGGGGCACATGGTGGCGTTCAAGGGGCGTAAGCCGATCACTGTGCTGGAAGAAATTACCCCCGATGCACTGGAGTGCATCACAAAGGCGGAGAACATGCGCCGCAACACGATCTGGCGTAAAGACCCCGAGGTGGCCGCGCTGTACCAGGTCAAGGGGCAGATCACCCGACAAGTCAACCGTATTCAGAAAGAGAGTCAATCATCATGAGTTCCCCCCACATCAATGAGGTGCGTTCGGCATTGCTGGACACGTTGAAGGATCTGCGCGATCGCGCTAACCCGATGGACGTCGACCGAGCCCGTGCCGTGGCGCAGGTGGCCGCTGTGCTGGTGGATTCGGCCAAGGTGGAAAACGAGTACTTGAAGATCTCCGGGCAGGACCGCTCTACCTTCATTGAGCAGGAGCCGCAAGACTCGCCGCACTTGCCGCGCATCGACGGGCCCTGCGCCCACAACCCGTTCCCGACCGTGGTTCGGCATCGGTTGCAGGGGTAGGGCGATGAATACCGTTCCTACCAAGGTCACGCTGACCGTTACATGCCGCAGCTACACCGTCACAGTGTTTGCAGGAAAGAAAGTGCTGAGCAAACGCAAGATGGTGCGGGAGAGGCCTGGTTTCTATCGTGCTACGGAGGCAGGCGACATATTCGATGACTTGGCCGACTGGGCAAAGTTGGCCGAAGCCATCGATGTAGAACTTCCGGGTGGACCCAGCATTTGCCATGAACTGCAGGAATTGAGGGATTGGCTATGAGCAGCGTACCGAAACTCTGCGCCCTGCAGGTCAATGTCGGCACGGGCGCATGGCGCTCCGTCATGAACTTTGAAGTGGAAGACGCCGACGAGGTGATGGATCTGGCTGAAAAGCTCTTTGAATGGGGATTCACCAATTGCACCAAAGGCATTCGCCTGCGGATCATGAAGCCAGGAGATACCGCGCCACTTATGACGTGGTGCGAAAACGATGGCTGGGAAGAGTGGAGGCCAGCATGAACGAACGCCCCATTCTTTTCAGCGCACCCATGGTGCGTGCGCTGCTCGATGGCAGCAAGACGCAGACGCGGCGAGTATTCAAGTTACCACGCGGTCACCAGTGGGATGAACTGCAAGGCGGCATGGCTTCTGGGAACATTGAGGCTGACCGCTGGCCGGGGACGTGGCACGTTTCGGAGTTCAAGTGCCCATACGGAAAACCAGGCGACCGGCTTTGGGTGCGGGAGGCATGGGCAGTGCACCCGATCATGGACAGTCGCGCGCCACGTGACATTGACGGGCCATTCACGTATTTGGCCGAATCCCGCCCGTCCAGCATCCGGGTCGGCAAGACTCGTCCCAGCATCCACATGCCGCGCTGGGCCAGCAGAATCACGCTGGAGATTACCGGCGTGCGCGTGGAGCGGCTGCATGACATCAGTGAGGCGGATGCGCTGGCTGAAGGTGTCGCGCCCCTGAGCGAACCCGGTGCCGTATTCGCGCCCGCCAAAAGCGCTTATTGCGACCAATGGGAGTCGATAAACGGACCTGGATCGTGGTTCTTGAACCCCTGGGTCTGGGTAATCGAGTTCAAGGTGGTGAAGTCATGACGCACATTTGCATAAAGCCAGCTTGCGGACCTCTTTGCTGCGGCTGCAACCACACGATTAGTTCCGAAGACGCGTGGAAGTACATGAGGCGTTATGCCTTTTTAAGGGCTCGTTCTTTGGAAACCATCCGAGCCGGTGGTGTGTTCGCTGGCAAGACGCCAGATAACGTCGTGCTTAACGGTGACGACCTGGATGCTGCGATTGATATGGCCATGGGACTTCTGTCATTACCCAACCCACCTACAAAATCGTGATGGTTGGCCCCCATGGTGAGCGGGACTACGTGGAGAAGATTCTGGAGCTGGGTTTCCCGTGCATTTGCGGGCCATTCCCTGAAGACGCCGGGATCTTTCCAGAGACATGCGCGAAGCGCATAGCAGCCAACCTGCGCAAGAACTGGATGAACCCGCATGAGTCGGTAGAGCTGGAAAGACAGTAGTCGGCACCTCAAAGCCAATCAACGCTAGAGCGCCCGTCAATCGTGCGCAAGCAGCTACAACAACAATAGCATGGCAACACATTCAACCCAGGGCGATAGCCCTATCAAGACGGCTGCGGCCGAACTCAATAAGCGTGTGGACTGTGCAGACCTGGCCGAGCGGCTGGGCTTGCCACGCGATGGCAAGGCGGGGAGCTTTGAGAACCCCGGCAAAGACTTTGTGGGCCGACCCAAGACGCTGCGCTGTTATGGCGATGCTGGCAAGGGCAGCAAGTGGAAGGACTTTCGCACCGAAGACCACGGCGGGCCGATTGACCTGCTGATGCTGGTGCAGGGCCTGGACTTTATCCCTGCGGTGAAGGAATTGGCCCGCATGTATGGCGTGACGATTGCGCCCCAGGGCCAGCCCGCCGCACCCCAGCCCAAGAGCACGGCAGAGTTTATTGCCGACAACTGCCTGCGTGATGTGAAGGGCCCTCGGGGCCAGGATCTGGTGGACTACCTGGTGGGCCGGGGCATTGAGCCGTTTGCGGTGGACGCGGCCGTGAAGCGCGGCACGCTGGGCCTGAACCTGTGGACCAGCAACAAGGTGGAGCGAGGCCAGGTGAACTGGGGTGGCCCGGCTGCAGCGTTTGTGGTGCGTGACCGGCTGACCACCGGTGTGGTGGCAGTGGACATGCGCTACTTTGTAGGCGAAGACAACGGCGGGGTCAAGACCCAGAGCCAGGGCGAGAAGGCCCGGTACCCGTGGTGCAGCGACTGGCGCAAGCTGGACGCCGCCCGCACGGTGTATGTGGTGGAGAGCAGCATCAATGTGCTGAGCATCGAGAGCTGCGGCCTGCCCAACACGGCGGCGATCAGCCTGCGCGGCACGGGCAATGTGGACACCATTGACTGGACATTCTTGAAGGGCAAGCGGGTGATTGGCTGCCTGGACAATGATTTCCCCCACGAGCCCCCGCACCCCAAGGCGGGCTACTGTGCCGGGCTGTCGGCTTTCTGGCGGCTGCACGAGCTGCTGACCGGCCTGGACATTAGCTGCCTGATGGTCGACCAGGCAGACTGGGTGGACGATGACGACAAGCCGGTGAACGACATCAATGACCTGCTGAAGTTGCGCGGCATCGATGACACCGCCAAGGCCTTGAAGCGCCTGCAGGACTGGATGATCCCCGGCATGCCGGGCGACGACAAGCGCCTGGGCAAGCCGCGCCTGTTCTTGCCGCACCACGATTACATGACGTACTGGCGCTACCGGGTACAGGAAGACTTCACCAAGGTGATCGGCAAGACCACCAAGGACGATGACGGCAACGAGAAGCACGAGTACTCGGACGTGTGTGGCTTCAGGGTAGCAGCGGTTAGCCGGGTGAAGATTGCCAGCGACGAAAGCACCATGACGGGCAACCCGGACAACGCGCCCACAACCATGTTTGCCCTGAGCGTGCAGACCGCCCGCCATGGACCCGAGCTGCAGCGGGTGGTGGTGGAAGACGAGCGGCTGCACAACATCGAGGTGTGGAAGAAGCTGGGCCCGGTGTATGCCCCCACGCCTTTTAGCCGCCTGGTGAATGTGTGGGAGCGGGCAGCGTCGATCGGGTCGCGCGATGCGATCAACTTTGTGGGCCTGGCCTGGCGCAATGGCCGCCTGGCGCTCAATGAAGGCACTGACTGCTTTTTTACCGAGCCCACCGAGCAGTGCCCGTACTACAACCTGACGTTCCCCAGTGGCACGGCGCGTGATGGCATCGAGGTGGTTCACCAGTTTCAGGCGACCTTTGGCGACAACGAGGCGGCGATTGCGCTGGTGTGGGCATTGGGGGCACACCTCAAGGCCTTCCTGGGGTACTGGCCGCACTTTGTGATCCAGGCCGAAAAGGGGGCGGGTAAGTCGGCCCAGGTGAAGGCGATCGGCACGGCCATTGCCATGAAGCAGTTCAGCCGCCAGACGCTGCAGAGTGAGTACCGCATCATCGGCTCTGTGAGCTACACCAGCCAGCCAGTGGCTTGGGGTGAATTCAGCACCAACAAGCAGGAGCTGCGCACCAAGGCGGTGGGCACGCTGCAGGAAAGCTATCAATATGAGAGCACCAGCCGGGGCATTGGCCTCAAGCGCAAGTTTCTGATGTCGGCGCCTGTGCTGCTGAGCGGCGAGGATGTGCCGGTAGACGGGCTGGAGGGCAAGATTGCCCGCACCACGCTCACCAAGTCCAAGCGCGGGCCCATGGTGGCTGCAGACTGCCCGATGTTCCCCATGCGGCAGTGGATCAGCTGGCTTGCGACGCAGGACAAACGCCGGGTGATGCAGATGCACGAGACCCTGGTGGCCAGCCTGCAGCAGGGCAGCCTGGCCAAGGCCGACGATGCGGGCGCAGAGCGCATGGTGAACAACTATGCGGCCGTGGCCATGAGCTGGCACCTGCTGTGCGAGTTTCTGGATCTGCACATTGACACGGGCAACTTCCTGGGCGACTTGACGGCTCAAATGAACCACCACATTGCCGACACCAAGGCCACGCGCCACCCGTGGGTGTGGATCGTGGAGAAGCTGCTGAGCGAGATTGCCAGGGGCGAGTTCCGCTTCCCCTTCACGTTTGATTCCGATGGCCATGGCACGGGCTGGCTGTGCATCCGCACCGGCCACATCATGGACCACATGAGCCAGAGCAACGGCCTGCGCGCCTTTTGGGACGAGCTGCCCATCAAGAGCGATCGGGCGCTGAAAAAGCAGCTTGAGCTGGCCGGGGTGCTGATGCTCGACGTCGACGGCAAGCCCGAGGTGTACGAGCGCACGGTGCACGGCAAGCGCGTTGGCCACATGGTGGGCCTGGGCCTGAAGCAGCTGATGCAGTACGGGCTGCATGCGGTTGTGCCGGTGGAGCAGGCGGCGTGAGGCCCGCGCTGCGTTACCACGGGGGGAAATTCCGCCTGGCGCACTGGGTGATGGGGTTTTTCCCACCTCACACCTGCTACACGGAGCCGTTCGGAGGTGCGGCCGGGGTGCTGTTGCAAAAGCCAAGGGCGTACGCCGAGGTCTACAACGACTTGGATGGGGATGTGGTCAATTTCTTTCGAGTACTGCAGGATCCCGAACTGCGGTCCCAGCTGATCGAGCGATTGACGGTTACGCCCTATGCCCGTGCTGAGTTTGAAAGGGCATGGAGACCAGCGCGAGGGCAAGTGGAGCGGGCGAGGCGGCTGGCGATCCGGGCACAGATGGCATTCGGGTCAGCCGGTGCGACTAAGGGCGGCAGCGGGTTCCGCGTCGACACCAAGCGCAAATACGGTACCGCACAGAGTCTGTGGGAGCAGTATCCGGAAGCCGTCGCTTATGCCGGACAGCGCTTCGCTGGGGTACTGATTGAGAACAAGACAGCCATTGAGGTGATGCTGCAGCACGATGCCCCAACGACCTTGCACTTTGTGGATCCGCCGTATGTGTTGTCGACGCGAGACGACAGGGCCAGCGCCACTTCGAAAAGCAGCTACTACAAACATGAAATGTCCGACCGAGACCATTTGCGTTTGCTGGAGGCCCTGGAGTCGCTGGAGGGAATGGTGGTGCTGAGTGGGTACGAGTCGGATCTGTATGCAGAGCGGTTAGTGGGCTGGCAACGGCACACCACGACAGCGGCTAGCTCAGCGTACAGGGGGGCAAAGTCGAGCACCGAGGTCGTTTGGCTGAACCCTGCCTGCGCTGCTGGCATGGGACCAATGCGCGCCCCAGTCGTTGCTAGACCTAGAGGTGTGTGCTTGATGGCCCGGCTGGATTGCAGGCCCGTAGACCGATCGCGATGGCGCCCCGGTATGGTGGCCTTGCCTATCGGTCGATCGCGCCGCCTGGCGCGATCTGGCGCGTCGTTTTGCGGAGCAACTGAATTGGCGTTTGGCGGTGCCCGTGCCTGCTTTTCCCCTTACCCCCCGCACCCCCCAACGATGGAAAACCGCCGGGCTGGGGGCAAAACCGGAAGGGAAGGGGGCTGCGCGATAGGTTTTTTCGATGCCGGGTATCGGAGGCAGTGCCAAAAACCCGTGGATTACCCCCTTTGTAACCTTGTTACCCCGCGTGGCACTAAGCGAAACCCCTCCACGGTTAATTTTCAAAATCCACGGGTCGTGCCATTTTCTCCACGGGTTTGGTCTTTTTTTCCACGGGTCTGTTTTTGCAGTTTTGCGCCGCCACACCGTCTCTCTCTCTCTTTTTCATTAAGGAAAGAGAGTGAGAGAGAGGAAATCACGGAGAAAGCACCGTCCACGTGTTTGAAAACGGGTGAAAGACCCTTTCCACGTATATGCTATTTTATTGATAGCGGTT